GACCATGCGGCGGTAGACGTCCGGAAAATCAAACCAGTTCTCGCCGAACCTGGGACTCTCGTAAATATGCTTCATTCGGCACCGCGCTTTTTGCATTCCAGCCTCTCGGCCTCGGTCTGCTTGGCCCGTGCCAGAACGACGTCACCTTTTTCGCCCAGCGGCAAAAGGATCGGCCCGGTGGCCGAGGGTCCGTAGACCTGGTTGAGATTGGGATCGGTGCAGGGCGCGATGTGCACCCAGCCAAGGGCTGTCACACCACCATGCCGGCCGGAGCGGCCGGGGCCATGGGTTGCGGCTGCGGAAGTTGCCCGGCCGGACCGCCAAGCTGCTGGGCTTCCCGCTCCTGGGCTTTCGCCATCTTGCGGAGCTGGGCGTTGATGGCCCGGGCGGTGTTGGGATCGATCTGCTCGAGGGCCTGAAGGTGCTGCTGGACGTGCTGTCCAATGGCCTGGGCCGCGGCGGGGTCGACCGGACGGAAACCGTTCTCCGCGGCGGCCTGAAAATCAAAGAGCACCTCGAGGTGGGCCTTGTGGTCGTCGGTCGGCTTGATGGCGATCGGGAAGGCGGTCGAAAGCATGGCGGCCAGTTCCTTGGCCTGCTCCTCGCGCTGTTCCTGCTGGTTCATCTGCGGGTCCTGCACCAGCCGGCGCACGAGGCTGGGGTCGTCAAGCTCAAGGACGCTCTTGACCAGCTCGGCCTGATTGATGAAAGGGGACTGGCCCAGGAGCTGCATCCGGGCCACCGCTTTCTGGAGCTGGAACTGACGGGTCTGAAAATCGTATCCGCCCTTGGGCATGATCGAGTACTGGCTGTGCATGGCGTCGGGCGGAACCGTGCCCAGATCCTCGGCGTAGCGGAAGGTCAGGTCTTTCTTGTCGTACTGGACGTAGATCGACCAGCACTGACGGAAAAGCCGGCCAAGCGACATGCGGAAAATCCTGTTCCGAAGATCCGCCCCGGCGGCCCCGGTGTTGACCAAAGCCTGGATTTCGGTGGCGGTCTTCCTGGAGCTGCCCGGGTCGGAGGGGTTGTCGCCGATCCCAAAATCAACCGTTCCCACGCGCTGCTCGGCCTCGGATCGTTCCTCGAACATCACCCGCATGAAATCGATGGGCGGGCCCGACATCAGGACCGGCTTGATGCCCTGCGGCAGGATCTGCCCGGGCTGCATCCGCATGTTGGCGGTGTTGAGCGAAACCGGGTTCTCGGCCTGGAACAGGGGCCGGTTGGCCAGTTCCATGAAATCCATCAGCGAGTTTTTCATCTTGGCCAGGCTGGCCTCGTTGGCGGCCAGGATCTCGGCCACGCCACGGGCGGAATAGAATCCGCCGTTGACCAGCTCGTAGCTGAAGTCACTGAAAGGGCATTGGCCGTGCCTGTAGGGCAGGGTGAAGTCGTCCCGGACGGGATTCTCGGGGCTCAAGGGGCTGTAGGTTCTGACCACCCATTCGCCGTCCTTGTTCTTGGTGTAGACCTCCCAGAGCACGATGCGGTCCTGGCGATCCTCGTAGGTCAGCCCCTCGCGCTGGAAAACGGACTGCTCCTTTTCGGTGTTGATGCCCTCAAAGCGCGTACCGCGCCCGGTGATGGTCTTGATGAAATCCTCGTCCTGGTTGAAAGCCTCGTTGCGCTTGTACTGGTCCACGCTCTGAACCATGACGTGGCAGAGGTAGTCGGCCTCGTCCAGGTTGGTCGTGTAGTCGGGCACGATGAAGCGGGTCGGGTCGATGGCCTGAAAGACGATCTGCTTTTTGTCCTCATCCCAGACGGCCTTCAGGACGCTGCGGCCGTAAAGAAGCATGTCGTCGATCAGCCGGACGATCTCCTCCTGGAAGTTGGTTTTCTCGCGGATCTTGAAATCAAAGAACCTCTCCGCGGTGACGGTGAGGGGGGTCAGTTGCTGCCGCATCGGGACAAACCCGGCGACGGTGTCGTTGCCCAGGGCCGAATTGACGTAATTAGGCTTGAGCCTCTCGATGACCCGGTCGATCAGGGCAACATGCAGGTCGGCCGCGGTCGGCCATGGCTTGACCTTGCGCCGCAGCCCGAAGGTCCGCATTTCATAAAACTGCCTCTGCCGGGCGTCCCAGGTGTTGCGACGGGTCAGGTCGTCGACGATTCGTCCGTGGATGTCCTTGAAATTATCTGGTTGTGCCGCCATAGCCCCTTACCCGCGCCTCGTACTCAAGGTCGTTGATGGTGTGAACCGCGTCATGCGCCCAGCCCCGGACCTCGGGGCCGCATTCCATGACCTTCTCGAAACGGGAATCATTGATGAGCCGGTCGGCGTTACCGACCGTCCGCACTGCCGGCGGTGTGGTGTGAGCGCATCCACCAAGTGCCAGGACCATGACGGTCGACGCCAAAAGCGCGGTCAATCCGGCCGCGGGCCTCCCACCATTCTTTTCTGGCCCGAAATTCCTCACGCTGTCCGCGGGTGGGAAGCCGGTCGATGATCTTGGCGATCACGGTAAGCAGGCCGGAGATCCACCCGAAAATCCACACCGTCTTACTTGATGTGGAGGCCGAGGCCCTTGAGGAAGTTGACGATCTTTTCCAGGATGGAATCGTCCGCGGGCGTCGGCGTCAATTTGACGACGACCCGGGCCGCGATGACGATGGCACCGACGGCGGCGACGATTTCAGTCCAGTTTGAAGTAATCCAGTTCCATGCGTTCATAATCTTTCCCCCTTTATCCCCCGGCATCCCAGCCGGCATTCTCGCTGCCGGCCGATGCCTGCTTCATCAGCTCAAGCAAGGATGGACGCTCGTAGTGCATTGTCAAGTCTATGACTACGGACTGACCCTCGACGGCCAAAGCGACGGCATCAGCACGGTCCGGGGAGGCGATTCCGCGGGACCGTAGTGCATCCTTGCTTTCCAGCCCCAGCTTGCCTTTGGACGTCACCGTGGCCCGGCGGGTCACAAGCTGGCTCTTCAACTGGTCGTCCTCGGGCAGGATCAGGTCGCAGGTATCGATCTTTCTGGCCAGCCGGTGCCACATCTCGGCCCCCCGGTTCTGATAGGCTTCGGCGTCGTTGGGCGTACCACCAAAGTTGACCCGGTTGATTTCCCAACCCGCCTCGGCCAAGGCATCAGCCATGGGCAGCCCCAGGCCGCCCGCGTCGACATGGGTATGCTCGGGCTTAATGCCGGCCTTCTTGAGCTCCATGATGACCCGGCCGACGGTGGCCATGGTGTCGCGCTCCCGCCAGGCGATCAGCGGCAGGATGCGGTTCCCCTCCCGGATGGCGATGACGTTTTCGTCGCCCCCGGCCGAGAAGTCCACCCCGGCCGCCCGGTCGTTTCCACGGGGAACAGGGGGGTTTTCGTAGCAGTTGTTCAGGCTGGCCAGGCTTACGACCAGCCTCTCGTCGCCCAGATCCATGAACTCGGCCCGCAGCATCGAGGCGGTGTAGGGGCTGTTTTTGCCGTACCGGCTTTCGATCTCGGCGATGTAGAGCGGGCTGATGTGGGGGCAGTCCCAGGCGGTGGCCTTGAAGGTCTTCCACATGTGGGCCTCCTTGCTGAAGCAGCGATAAAACTGGCCGACAGGGGCTCCGGGGCTGGAGGCCAGCAAAAGCCGGGTCGGCTGGCAGCGGAAGACCGAAACGAAGATCGGGTCCTGCACTGTCTTACTTTCGTCTACAACGTAGAGCAGGGGGGCGCTTTCATGGTTGGCGGCATGGAATCCCTCGGCCCGTCCGGCAGACTCGTTGTCGTTGCCTGCGGTAAACCCTATAATTCGCGATATAAGGCCGCTAGAATGCTTGAAGCGGATTTCCCCGGCTGTTGCCTCTACCATCCCACCAAAGGGCCGTAGAAGGGCCTTTATGGCCGGCCAAAGCACACTCTCGACCTGTCTGAAGACGGATGCCGTCACGACGGAGAGCGAATTCTCCCAGGCCACCATGTGCCATACCAGGGCAGGGGCGATCACGTTGCTGGTCTTGCCGGACCCGTTGGCCGCCACCAGGGCCACCCGGCTGTGGGTCGGGTAAAGGGCGTTAAGGGTGGAAACCTGCCACGGGTACAGGTTCATCTTAAGGACCGAAGTGGCGAACCCCGCGGGGCTCGAGTCGTGATCGAGTTTGGAAGGGGCTGCCCGGGGCTTTTTGTTTTTGGGCGAATTTCTGACGGGGGTCGCGCGCGCGCGCGCGCGTGCGTGGGGGCCCCCGGGGGGGCGTGTCGTGGGGGGTGCCTGGTCGGTCACCCTTTGTCCTTCTGGTGTGGTTCGCCGCCTACAATAGACCCCTCTGTCAGCGCGGGGGTTGCATCGATAGTGCGGGATGATCCTACGAACTTGGCCTTGTTGTGGGCCACGATGAGCGCGGCATCCGCCGCGGTGAAGTGCACGTTGGCCACGG